ATCATAATCTTAATGTAGGAACACCTATTCGTATTAGTGGTGTTTTTGGTAATAAGCCTGATGCCAACTTCGTATATAATATTTCCACTAAAGTTGTATCATCAATTGATAATAGACAATTTACTTATACCATAGAAGCATCTGATAAAGAAATTGCATTAGCTAACCCCACTGTAAATGAGGGTATAGTTACAGTGGAAACAGACACCGTAACTGGTGCTTCTCCTTACATCTTCAACATCTCCATGCGTTCAGTATGGGGTATGAACGGTATGCACGCGGATGGAAGCAAAGCAACTGGTTTCCGTTCAATGGTTGTTGCTCAGTTTACTGGAGTGTCCCTTCAGAAAGATGATAGAGCATTTGTAAAATATATTCCATCAAGTAGAGAATATAGTGGAGAGTCAATCTCACCAGTTACCGGTGCCACATTATCATCACAATCTTCATCTAGTGGTACAGTATATCATTTAGATTCTGATGCCATTTATAGAAAAGATTGGGAACAAACTCACATCAAAATGTCAAATGATGCGATTGTTCAGATTGTTTCGGTTTTTGCGATTGGATATAATAAACATTTCGAAGCAGACACCGGAGGAGATGCCTCTGTAACAAACTCAAACTCCAACTTTGGACAACTGTCATTAATATCTCGCGGATTTAAAAAGGAAGCATTTGACAAAGATAATAAAGGATTTATTACACACATTATTCCACCAAGAACTATTGTTTCCGAAGAAGAAAATATTGATTGGTTGACAATTGATATTGATAAAACAAAAGAAGTTGGTAATAATCAACGTTTATATCTGAATGGATTTGATAATGAATCGGTCAAACCTCCCATCTTAACACAAGGATATCGTGTTGGTGCTAAGATTGGTGATAGAATCTATCTGGATATTGGAGGAACAGAATATTCTGCCTCCATTTTGATGAATAATAGTGGCAATTATTCTTCTTATAGAGAAGTCCCTATTAGTCAGGTAGATAATAATGAATTTGTATCTGCAGAACATGGGTTTACGACTGGAGAAAAAGTTATTATTATAAGTGATGATGGAGATTTACCAGAAAATTTAAAGACGAATACTGTTTATTATGTAATTGATTCGAGTGGTAATCCAGGTAATAGATTTGAACTTGCGGCATCAAAGGCAGAATCGGATAATCGACAGGCAATTACCGTTTATGGTGGAACAAATTTAAAAGTTATATCGAGAGTATCAGATAAACAGTCCGGTGATGTTGCACACCCTGTTCAGTGGGATGGTTCTCAGTGGTATATTAAAGTTGGAGATAATGGCATTTATACTCAAATTTCCAATCTTAGTGGAGTATCAGAACCAACGTATCTTAAGAGAATACCGGATACTAGAAGTCTTAATGAAAAACTTTATAAAGCTAGATTTTTCATTCCAAAACAACTTACTAATGCAAAAACACCAGAAGCTGGTTTCATTTTACAAGAATCAAGTTCTACTGGATATCGTGCGAATGGTGATGTAACTAAAACATCGATTACAATTGCTGATGATTATGATTTTGGAAGAAATCCAAGATTTATCAGTACTTGTTCACATGGAGCAGGAAAGGCAACTGTCAGAACAGAATTGCCACACAACTTACAACTTGGTGATACGGTTATTATTAAAAATGTAACTGATACTAGCACTGGAGGCAATGCATACAACGGAACTTATACTGTCAGTGATGTTGATAATGATTTAGAATTTAAATATGAATTAGAAAGTACTGCTGGAGCGTTTACAAATGACACCACATCAAGAACAATAAACTCACCAAGATTTGAAAGAAATGATCTTCAAACAAATCTTTACATTTATAGAAATGAAGTTATTTCTGAATATAAGGAGAATGATCAAGATGGTATATATCACTTGTACTTACTGAATGCCGATAATGCAATTTCTGAAGAATTTACAAATCTGAAGTATAGTCAGAGTGTAACTGACCTTTATCCACAATTAGATAGAGATAATATTAATGATGATCCAAAATCGGCAAAAACTTTTGCTTTAAGGTCTCCTATCGGTGAAGTTGAGACAAATGACCTTAAGAAAAGTATTACAAGAGAAACGACCGATAAGTTACTGACGACACTTGGTATTGGTCTTCAAGTATCTGGTGTAGATGATCCAACATCTACAACACCAATAATTACTTTTGATAGAAATCATGGATTAAATGGCATCGTAAGTGGAAATGTAACCGCAGGTTCAGGTTATAACACTGGCACTTATCAAAATGTTAGATTATTGAATGTCAGTCAAACTGGAACTTGGAAAGGAGCAACTGCGTCAGTTGTTGTTTCTAATGGATCTGTAGGCATTACAACAATTATAAATCCTGGTTCTGGATATAATGTTGGTGATAATCTTTTCTTTGATCAAAGCGTAATAGGAGCAGGAGATGAGGCTGCTAGATTTACTGTCTCAGGAGTTTCTTCTGCGACGGACCATGTTATTCAATTTACTGGTGTTGGAACAGTATCTGATACTTATCATCGCATTATAACCGCAGTTGGTGGAGGATCCACAGTAGCAATTTCAAGAACAACCGGAGATCCTGAAATTGGAACAAATCATTATGGTTTCATCATTGGAAAATCTGTTGCATTCACAGCATCCGGAAACACCATTACTGCAAATCAACATGGTCTTTCGGTTGGAAACAAGTTTAGATCCATTGATGATAATGGAAATAATCTTGGTGATTATATTGTCGGAATTGCCACTCTCCCTAACGAATTTGAAGTTACTGGAGGAATTGGGGGTGCTTCTGGATTTATCTTAAAACATGGATTATCATCCAATTCCGGAGTTTCTGATAGAACCGAAGAGAACTTACAATCAAGAGCATTTACCATTTTTGATGGTGAAACGATGACTCTTTCTGAAAGTGGTTCGATAGGTATTACCACTACTATATTTGAAGTCAGTAATGCCGGAATTGGAACTGAGGAGAGATTCCCACTTGGTTCTTATATTCAGGTAAATAATGAAATTATGAGAATTGCCAGCGATTCTCTGAGCGGCACTGATAATAATCAAATCACTGTTCTTCGTGGAGTTCTTGGAACACAGGTACAAACTCATGCTGAAGGTTCTTTAATTAAAAAAATCAAAGTTCCTTCGATCGAACTTCGTAGACCATCAATTATTCGTGCTTCTGGTCACACATTTGAGTATCTTGGATATGGCCCAGGAAACTATTCCACAGGACTTCCTCAGGTTCAAAATAAAACTCTGACTGAAAAAGAGGAGTTTTTAGTACAATCTCAGGAGAGAGGTGGTGGTATTGTTGTTTATACTGGAATGAATAACAAAGGTGACTTTTTCATTGGAAACCAGAAGAAGACATCTGCTACAGGTGAAGAGGTTACTTTCGATACTCCAATTCCAACAGTAACAGGTGAAAATCCATCAAGATTAAGTGCCGTATTTGATGAGGTCACAGTAAAAGAAAGATTAGTTGTTGAGGGTGGTGACTCAAAACAAATTCTTTCTCAATTTGATGGTCCGGTTACAATCAATAATGAAACTAGATTTACAAATAATGAGAGCATTTCTGGAAATCCTGCGATTAAAGTTTCATATGATAAGGACTCAACAGGAACAACTTCTGGAGCACTTGTAGTTGAGGGTGGTGTTGGTATTGCCAAGAATGTAAATATCGGTGGAAGTATGTTCTTCCCTGATGATAAGAAATTATACTTTGGTGATGATAAAAACTTAGAGATATATTATGATAGTGGTAATGGTGTTTACGATGCTGGACGCAATAAAAATAGTTTTATCAGTCATAATGATACAGACCAACATTTATACCTGAATACACAGGGAGATGCTGTAAGAATTATTTCTGGATATACTTGGACTAATGGTAAGATGGCAGCCTTTAATAAAGAAGGTTCTGTCGATCTTTATTATAATAATGATCTAAAATTCGCAACCACCGGTACTGGTGTCACGATTAATGGTGGTGTTTATGCCACTGGAGTCTCTACTTTTACTGATAAGGTTCATCTTTTAGATGATGATGTATTACACTTTGGTGGTGCTGCTGGTGATGATGGTGACTTACAGATTTATCATAGTGGTTCTGATAGTTGGATTCGTGATCAGGGGATTGGTAATTTATATCTTGATTCCACAGGAGGAGAGAACTCTGCAGTTAGAATAGTAAGTGAGGGATCTTGGGATAATGGTAAGATGGCAGGATTTAATACAGGAGGTTCTGTCGATCTTTATTATAATAATGCCAAGAAATTTGAAACTACTGGTTCTGGTGTAAAAATTACTGGTGTTGCAACAGCAACGACATTTAGTGGATCTCTAAAGAATACTTTAACTCTGGGGACTGGCACTTATTTAACTGGTTCAACAACTTATAATAACTCTAGTGCCACAACATTTACGGTAGGCGTTGCTGCAACATATACAAATGGTGGGGGAAAAATAGTTGCTCGTGATTCTAATGGTGACTTCTCTGCTGGAACTATCACTGCTTCCTTATCGGGTAATGCTACTAGTGCTGATACTGCTACTAGTGCTGATAGTGCTACTAATGCTACTAATGCTGATAATATTAAAACTGTAACACGAGCGACCAACGATACTCATTATTTGACATTTGTTGACTCTAACAACTCTACTAGTACTGCCGAATCTCTTTATACAGATGCTGGAATTTACTATAATCCATCAACAAACAATCTTTCAGTTGAAGGTGACATCACAGCATTCGCTTCTTCTGACGAAAGACTGAAAGATAACATTACGCCTATTGATAATCCACTTGCAAAAGTCATTTCGATCAGTGGCAATACATTTGATTGGAATGAGAATAGTGATAAGGAAGGATCTGATACTGGTATCATCGCACAAGAAATTGAGGCACTTGGACTTCCTGGACTAGTCACAACGAGAGATAATGGATACAAGGCAGTCCGTTATGAAAAACTTGTCCCACTCCTCATAGAGGCAATCAAGGAACTCTCTGGCAAGGTTGATGCATTAGAGGAAAAATTATCCGATAAATAACTCTAAAGCTTATAATAATGGCAAATTATAGGAAGTCATTTAATTTTAGGAATGGTGTTCAGGTTGATAATGATAATTTTGTAGTCACTGGTAGTGGTCTTGTGGGAATTGGAACTTCCCTCCCACAAAATCATATATTGGATGTTTATGGTGATACAAGAATTTCTGGATTGGCAACCGTTGGGTCTTTATCTGTTTCAGAAACAGTTAAGGTTGGATCCGGAATTACCATGGATTCAACGAGTGGAATTATATCCGCCACTGCATTTTATGGAGATGGATCTAATCTAACTGGTATTACAATTGAATCTGCATCTACAGCAACTTATGCTGATAGTGCTGGAATATCGACTTATGCCGAAACAGCAGGTATTGCCACTTATGCCGGAACAGCAGGTATTGCGACTTATGCAACATCAGCAGGTATTGCAACCGCATTAGAAAATCCAAGAAACTTTAGTGTTTCTGGTGATGTTACTACTTCTGCTGCAGTAGGATTTGTTGGTACCGATAATGTTGATTTAGCAGTTACATTATCATCAGATTTTAGTGCTAATACTAGTGGTATTATAACTTCTACTGGTGGATTCTATGGAGACTTAACTGGTGTAGCATCAACGGCAACCAAACTGGAAACATCAAGAGACTTTAGTGTTTCTGGTGATGTATTAAGTCATACGGTATCCTTTGATGGTACTGGTAATGTTGCATTAGGAGTTACATTATCATCAGATTTTAGTGCCAATACTAGTGGCATCATAACTTCTACTGGTGGATTTTATGGAGACTTAACTGGTGTAGCGTCAACGGCAACCAAACTGGAAACATCAAGAGACTTTAGTGTTTCTGGTGATGTTACTACTTCTGCTGCAGTAGGATTTGTTGGTACCGATAATGTTGATTTAGCAGTTACATTATCAGGTACTTTCAGTGCTAATACTAGTGGCATCATAACTTCTACTGGTGGATTTTATGGAGATTTAACTGGTGTAGCATCAACTGCCACTAAATTACAAAATTCAAGAAACTTTAGTGTTTCTGGTGATGTATTAAGTCATACAGTATCTTTTAATGGTACTGGTGATGTTGGGCTTGGAGTTACATTATCATCAGATTTTAGTGCTAATACTGCAGGTATTATAACTGCATCAACTCTCGATTCTACTAATTTGACAACAGGCAGTATTGAAGTTGAATCTGAAAATTCCACTATTGAAGTAATAGGTTCTAATAGTGCCTATATTTCTATAGGTTTTACTAGTCCTACTGTAGGAATTGGTAGTACTTATGCATCATTAAGCTTTTCTGATACAGATTTATTAATTAGAAATTATGATATTGGAAGCATAAATTCCTATCTTCAGGTAGGTGGTCCCGGATTAACTACAGGAAGATTTAATTGGTATGATGGAGATACTAATACTTTATTGATGGCACTTACTCATGAAGGTAAATTGGGAATTGGGATAACAAATCCGGAAGAAACATTTGAGGTCGTGGGGACATCAACAGTTACGACTGATTCTTATGTTGGTAATGATTTATTTGTCGGTAATGACTTGAATGTTACAGGAAATATCACTGGAAATTTCACATTACAAGATCCTATTACATCAAAAGTAAATGCAACAGGTGTAAGTACATTTTCATCCATTAATATATTTGGATCGGGTTTAAATCAATTGGGGATTGGAACAGATGATCCCCAATATGATATTGATGCTACAGGAAAAGTTGCCAGATTTGGATCTGTGGCAATTAGTACTGATAATGCAATATATAATGTTGATGTTGGTGGTGGAGTTAGAGCAACCGATGGGTTTTTAAGTTATGGACCAAATCCAGTACAAATTGGTATTCAAACGGTTGGTGAGGGAGTTGGTTTATCAACTTATCTTGTATTTACCGTTGTTGGTATTGGAAGCACATCTTTTCTCTTAAGTTAATATGGCAGTAGAAGTATCTAACGACGCATCATTTAGTAGTGGAGCAATATCCTTCAGTGCTCTAAGATCTAAATTCAAAAATACTAATATTGGTTCTGTGAGTTTATCTAGTCTTATAAGGCAAACATCACTATTATTGGAAAGTTCAGACCTGACAGTTCCTGACGCAACAGAAAATGAGAATATCCCAACAACAGCAGAACCTGACAGTAATATACAATTATCAGATTATAGAGGATCTGTTACTTATTATGATTTAATTCAAACAGAGACAAATGAAGATCTTGATATTGACGAACTATCTTCTTGGAATAGTAATCTGGGTAAAAATGTTCCAAAAACATTTTATGTAAATGGCACTATAGGAGCAAAATCGACCGATAATTATGCTGCTAGCTTTAATGCTGCAGCATTCAATTTATCAATAATTATTGGAACCAACGGGTCAATACAAGGTGCAGGAGGTGCTGGTGGAACTCCATCATCACCAGATGGAAAAGATGGTGGAAACGCATTATATGTTAAATCAAATACTACTTCTGGAAGTTCAGCTACAAGAAAAATAAAATTATACAATACGAGTAAAATTTATGCCGGTGGTGGCGGTGGTGGATGTGGTGCTAAGGGAGGAACTGGTGGTGTAGGAGGATCTGTAAGAGGTTTATCTGGTGGTGCTGGTGGTGCTGGTGGTAATGGTGGCAATGGTGGTAATGGTCGAGGATATGATCAAGCAAGAACTGATGGTTCTGATGGTTCTGATGGTGATACTGGTGTTGCTGGTGATACAACAAATTATTATGATCTGTCCAGAACCTCACGAACATATAGAGCAGGAAGAGGTGGCACTGGAGGAAAAGGAGGTATTGGAGGAAATGGTGGAAATTGGGGAGAATCAGGAACCGTAGGTAAAGATGGATATGTTGGAAAGGATGGAAACTCTACAGATAGATCTATGGCTTATTATGCAAATTGGAGTGGGACTCAAACGGTGGAGTTTCGGGTAAGTCGAGATGCTGAATTTAAAATTGATTTGTGGTTTGGGGGATATAATCAGAGCACTTTTCCCGCAACTAGTGAAAATGAGAGGATTGGTCATACTCTTGGTTCAAATTCACCAGGATCAAACAGTTTTGCCTGTAATAATGGAACTTATTACGAAGATAGAAATGTTGCTGGTGGAATTTATGCTCCAGTTCATGCTGCTGATCGGGCGATTCGAGGATTAAAAGGAATATTGGTTCTTACTATTCGTTATACTCAACATGGACCGGCCACTTTTTCTGTAGATGATTCTGGTAATGATTCTGGTTTCGATTATACTGATATAGAAGTAACACCAAATATAGGATTGTTATATAGTTCCTATAGTGCACCTGGATCTGCTGGAGGATCTCAATTGAATAATCATGGTTCTGGAGGTAGTGCTGGAAGAGCAATATCAGGAACAAATTATACTATTCAATCTTGACAAGACTCTAAAAACCATGTAGACTACCTTTGTCTGGGTTGAAGATGAGAGTCTAAACCACTTTGAGAACCGTCCACTGGGTCGCACCAGGGACGGTTCTCTGCTATAATACATGTATTGAGACGGAGGGCACTTGACCATCACTTTGCGACCCCATCAGCGTGAAGCAGTCAATGCGATGTGGCAGAACAACAAAGGTCAAATCGTAATTCCGACGGGTGGTGGCAAGACTATCTGTATGATTGATGATGCCATTACTAACATGGAACTCAGACATCATGGGCAAACTTTTGTTGTTGTTGCTCCTCGTATTCTGCTTGCCGAGCAACTTTGTTCTGAGTTTCTTGAGTTGGTTTCTCCTTCTCATAATGCTCACATCATGCACGTTCACAGTGGAGAGACTCATCATTTCTCTACTACTAAGTCGGAAAAGATTCACCTGTTTGCTAACACTGCACGGACTGCTGGTGAGAATGTAATCATCTTCACCACTTATCATTCTCTCCATCGTGTGATGGAAGCAGACATTGAAGTCAACACCATTTACTTTGATGAAGCGCATAACTCTGTCCAACGCAATTTCTTTCCTCCCACGGAGCATTTTGCTGCTGTTGCTGACCGCTGCTATTTCTTCACTGCTACTCCTAAGCATTCTCTGTCTGTTTTCAAACCTGGCATGAATGATGCTGAGGTCTACGGTAAAGTCATCTGCAACGTTCCTGCACCTAAACTGGTAGAAGAAGGTTATATTCTTCCTCCTAAGGTTGTTGTCAAGCAACTGGATATGGTTCAGGACAAGCAGATGATTGCCGATCGTGATTCTCAGAATCTGATTGACACCATCGATGAGAATAGTCTTGATAAGATTCTGATCTGTGCTCGTTCTACCAAGCAGATTGTCAAACTGCTTGCCGAATCTGACTTCCGTATGGAACTGGCAGAACGTGGTTATTCTTGCATGTATATCACTGCCAAGACTGGTGGTGTGATTGACGGTCAGAAGGTCAATCGTGAAGTGTTCTTTGACACTCTCAATGCCTGGGGCAAGGATCCTAACAAGAAGTTCGTGGTTCTCCATCACTCCATCCTGTCCGAAGGTATCAACGTCAGTGGTCTTGAGGCAGTGTTGTTCATGCGGAACATGGACTACATCGGAATCTCCCAGTCAATCGGTCGTGTGATCCGTCTGGGAGGGTCTCAGAAGACCTTTGGACTGGTCTGTGTGCCAGTCTATGATAAGGTGGGTATCAGCACTGCCAAGTCCGTTCAGGCGGTCGTTGACACCGTTTTTGAGAGAGGTGAGGCAGCAGTATCTGTTGTTCGTCGTTGATCATGAAAACTACACTCGACTTGGTTCAAGAGCTTCGTTCTCTGCCTGATACAATTTATGAAAATTTTTGCAATCAGGCAAAGATGGTGGCACTGGAGTACCCTTCTGCACATGGAATCGACTGTTTTGCCCGTGGTGAAACAATTGAATATGGGTTCATTGATATTGTAGGACAACATATTGACTTAAAACCCAATATAAAAACAGATTTCAATGATCCTGATGGGGTTTATGCAGTAAAGCATCTTACTGACGTGAAAACGCAAGGAAATGGGTTTTTACCACGCAAAGACCAAAAAGCACTATTTTATTCCAAACAATGGGACATTAAGAAGACCGCTAGTGGTGCATCACAGTTTGAATCTAAGGCACACTCATATATTTTGATTGACCCTATTTGTGCACGTATTGCAGTGGTCGATACTAGTGTTTTCTATCGCAAACCATTCCGTACTAATTCTGCACGTATTTCATTCAGTGTGAAACCGCAGGATGTTTATATGATCTATGATGGTATTGCAAAGGTGATTGATACAAAAATTGTTCCTGATCCTAATGCAATCTATCGTGAGATTTGGAATAAGGCAGGCAATCGTCTGCAAGAGATGACCACTTTCTAAACCGTCCACCAGCACTCTGTGCTATAATTACACTGTAACCAAAGGAGACCACTCATGAAGTGCCAAGTCAAACTCTATGTTGCCGGAACCGTATTTACTGAGACTGTTCATGCCCGTGACTATCAGGAGGCACGTCAAGTCGCACTGGCACGAAATCCAAATGCAAAAGTTATGAGTGTGAATGCTTCTTTCTTCTGATGGGATTTCTTAAACCCCACATACAGAATCAGAGTCTCCTTGAATCAAAATTGGGAGACCCTGATGGTTATGTGACTAATGATGGAATGTGGGCTGCTATTCCATGGGCAGGAAACAAAAAAGGGTTCTGCATTATACATAATGGTAGACAAGTGCACTCTGTAAAGACATATAAACAGGCACTTTCATATATTAAAAAGCAATCTAAAGTTAAACTCACATCCACTCTGGAGGATTTTCTATGACGGATAAACAACAAAAACGTCGTGACGCACTTGGATTGTTTTATGAAAGTGTTTTAAAACCAGATCATCAACTTCGTCAGTGTGCTCATAATCAAGAGTGTTTTCATGAGTTGATGGAGTGGAGAGAAGAAATTATTTGTTATCTGGATGAACGCAGAAATCAGGAGTTTCACTGATGACCGTTCAATATGTGTGGTTTTTAATTTTTGGAATTACTGCTTATGTGATAATTACAGATCCAAATGTAGCAAGAGCATTTGATTATGTTCTTAGGTTAGCAAATAATAATATTAGGCATCACTGGTGGTGGATGACTAACAATCCCTCAAACCCAATCGTAAAGTGGTATTTGTTTCGTAAAAATCTTAAACTTGCTAAAGAATTAAGAACAAAGATTGATAAGTATTATGAAGAAAATAAATAAGTATGTAGAGGAAACTTAATATGCTATCAACTCAATACCGACTTAGGTTGGAATTTATTTGCAAAAAAATTGCAAATAAAGAAGAAGTGAAGTTAGAAGATATGATTTGGGCAGAAAAACTTGCCAAACGCCATACCACAGCAAGGGATTGGTTAAACAAAGCACGTCGTCAATCTTCACAAGATATTGAGGAAGGTAGTATGGATGATTTTATGAATAAGATGGGATTAGGTGACCCCGACCCATCTAATTACAAAACGGGGTTTGATAGTGCAGATGAAATTGTAGATTGGTTCAAACAAGACAAACCAGACGATTGGAGGCAAAGAGATTAACATGCAAGCAGTAATCTATTCAAATGGAAGTCAAGAGTGTGAGAGAATGACATCTCTTCTCAAAACACTTGATGCACAAATCTTGGAGTATAAATTAAATAATCATTTTACGCAACGTGCATTTGAATCTGAATTTGGTTCAGAAGCAACATATCCACAAGTATCTCTTGGATATAATCATATCGGAGGTATGAAAGAAACTCTGAATTTTATGAAGGAGAGGGGATTGTTTGAGTGAATTTTGAACTTACAATGGAGGATCACACAATTATTCTTAATGCTCTTCATTATTATAAAAAGGTTGAGAAGAGAGGGAACTTTCAGCAATATGATGAGGATAGAATCAATCAGTTGAGAGATAAGTTAGCACATCAAATTATTTGGAATAATACTGATATAGATAAATTCATAGACAAGGAGTAACATGAAACCTTTAATCCTAGTTGCTTGTTTTTTACCACTGGGCATCATTTGGATTATCATGAAACTTTCATTATGGATTTCAGCTATCAACGAAGAACAGAATTATGTCAGAGCAGAATCCAAAAAACCACACGGACCTTATGTGGCAAACCCATATGAAGACGTTGATGAGGAGGAAGAGGAATATGGAGATCGAACAGATTATCGATGATGCACTTTATCAGTATTATGTGGTAGAACGTGGTGAAAAGGTGCCAAACTGGAGATATATAAAAGATGCTGATTGGTGGGTAGAATATCTTAAGACTTTAGGTATTGACCCAAACAACCCATAGTGCTATAATACGACTACACAAACAGATTATCATGGATTACAAACCTTATTCACCAGAATGGCATCGTAAAAGATACCTTAAAGAAGCACTGGATAAGTATCTTGATGACTATGTTGAGAATAGTTTAATTGTTGAAGATATTCTTGATATTCTTGGTGAACGATCTGAAACTGCATATGCAGAATTCAATAAGGTTAGTGAATTGGAGTATATGATTCATGGTAAAAAATGATACTGTAGAATATATCGGATGTTCCCTAGAACAAATCAATTGGGGTAATAATGATGACCCCAGATCTTCATTGATAATTGGTAAAGAATATATCATTGAAAAGGTGGATGTTCATTCGCAACATACAAAAATCAAACTCTATAATAAAATGGGATGGTTTAACTCTGTATGTTTTAAACTGAAACATAAGCAGTTAAATAGTCCTTTGGAGTACAAAAAAAAGATGAATCCATCCGACATAGAACTTGAAAGACCATCAAAGATGTTCGAGTATGAAAAAATTTCAAGAGAGATTGATGGTATTGATGATATTGACGTTTTAAAATTAATGTGTAAGTGTTATGTTAAACTACACTTAAAGCAACAAGAAACTCTCACAAATATACTTAAATACGAGTCTAAATCATGGTAGATTTGATTGAACCAACTGATCCACAATACTTCGAACAAACTTCAGATAAACCTTATAATCGTCACAAATATAAAATTGTTTTTGGTGATGGTAAATCAATTATCATGAATAATTATGAGGAACTACGAAGAGTTTGGTTTGAATACATTCGAAACTGGAATGATGTTAAAGTAGAAGTTCTTGACATTAAAGAGAAGCCTAATGGATTTAAATAATGCCTCCTAAAAAACGACTATCTCAGGAAGATCTTCACCCATTCAAATCATTTCCCTATCGATTGGAGTATAAAGATGGAACAGAAAGCAGAATCTGTCACTTTGAATGTGATGAGCACCGAAAACAACACATCAAACGATATAAACTCCGAAAAGGAAAATATAAACTCGATACCCTTATACAATGTTCTTAGTCTAGTATTGCTTTTTTTGGCAACACTTGCTATAATCTATTTTGGATATGTGCATGGTAATATGCACTTGTTAACTACATTAAAAAATACTCATGGTTAAAAGAGAGCACATTACTAAGTCTGGAGACACCTTTGAGTGGGAAGAGACTGAAGAAACCCGTAAAGCAGTAGAAGAACTGCACAAAACTATTAGACAACTTGAAGCAAAAGCACCTGATTATGGAGTTGGTAAATGAAGAACCTTCATGAAGGAGGACTTGACTTTGATGATATGGAACTCATGCAATTAGAGTTCTATGTAAATGAAATGAAGAAAAACTGTTCGATGGGTGGAGAAATCCGTCGTCATGAATCCATCTACCATAAAATCAAAAAAGAACAATCCCGACGAATTCTTATTAGACTTGAAGAAGAGGCATTAGGTAAATGAAACTACTTACACTTGAAGACTATCAAAAAGCAGGAGAAACATTCTGGCCAAAGTATTGGTATGTTGCCAAAGAACTTGGTGACAATGCAAAACCAGAAGATATTCTTAAAGTCATGGAAGCAGTTGGTGGTGTTGCACTCAAATTGAGACTGGAAGAAGATGATGCATCACCTTTCGGATTTAATAAGAAAGAGGTAAGTCCTGATGAGTGTTGAGCACCCTGAAATTGCCGAAGTAGAATGGATTGATGATGCATTCTATGTTGAAAAGAGTTTTGTTTTGTGGAAGAGTGTTCGTAAGGATACAGGAAAAGATTTTTTATTTGCTCTCACCAAAGAGGCAGTAATTGATATGACACGATGGCATCTTAAGTGTGAGCAAGAGGAAACTTTACATCTATATACTCGTGTTGTAAATAGTGGTATTGTTGGAGGAAAATTGTAATGTATGAAGAACTAAATTGTTTCGAAGAAGCACTCAAACATTTTGGCACGAGAGTTGAGATTATCACTGCAATGGAAATATCTAAAAAAATTTCTGCCGAAGATGCATACAAGATGATCAAAGAAGAACTCAAAGCAGTTAAAAAATGTCGTAAACAATTTAAAAAAGATGACTGTTGATAGTTTAAAAATTCACGAGAATGAAGACGGATCTTTTAGTATGGAATGGGACAAAGAAGATCCTAAGTGGAATTGGTTGAATGGGTTGACAAGTAAAGAAATCCAAGTTATTATAGAACAAGCAATCAAGGATTACACCAATGAGCTCTGACCCTCGCAGTTCTGACTTTGTGTATAAAGATTATTCTCTTGAACAACTTGATAATTGGATTTCTGATGCTCTGAATAATGAATTACTCACGGCACAAGAAATTTATGATGCCATCATTAAATCTGTAAAAGATAGTGTAAAATATCATAAAAAAGAACTTGACAGAAGCAAACAACTCCTTTGTCTAATGAGTGAGAATAAGTCTTCTATTTGTGAAGCAACAAATGATGATTGGATTGATTTTTGGGAAGAAGTTTCTTATCCAAAAGAATACGATAATCTTCAATATACTGAAGAAGAAATGAATTCAATGTGTGATGCTGCTGCAGATGAAGAAGAACGCGATCGATGTCGTGAATATAATCTAAGAGAGGCAGAGTATTATAACAAACGTGCTTTGATTGATGCTGAGCACAAAAAACAAAATAAAGAACTTGAAGAAATCCGCAAATCGGGTGGATTTGAGTGGACACCGGGAAGTTAATCATGGCACTATCACAATCAGTAGAAGAATCTCTTAAAGATGCAGAACGATCACTTCGAAATGCACTTGCATTTGCGGCAAGACAAGAAAGACCAGTAGTTTGTAGTGTTATTGCGGATATGATTAATAAAATCGAATCTATCATTCATACAGATTCAATTCTTGATAAACTTGAGAATCGAAGTGATGGGGAGAGTGGTATATTTGGTTCATGGTTTGATAAAGATTAAGTTTCGCAAAGCAATCCCAAAGAAAACATTAAAATCATAGATAAAAGTAAATCATCCTGCTATGATTGAAACGTTGCCAAGGAGACCATGACTCTGCCATCCAAAAATCCAAAACTGACTCAAAATGAGATTGAAAGCATCAATATTGCGGTAAATGATGTTGGCATTAGAGCAATTCATCCAGAAAAAATGGAAGCTTTTGCCGAATATCTTGTTTCTAAAGTAAAGGAACAAAATAAATAATAAAAAAAACAAAAATGGATAGCATCGAACAACATA